TTTCTTCCACCACAGTTACTCATTTCGATTTCCTCTTGCGAAGCTTCTTCAGATCCGCTGCAGTAATCTTGTCACGCGGCGGTGCAACCCTTGCGAGCTTTTTCTGTTTGGGAGAATAGCTCTTCTTTCCTTTTGGATATGGCATTATTTCTTTCCCTTTTTTTCCATGAAGCCTTCAACTGCTCCACCACCGAAATAAAAGCCTAAAATAATCAGCATAGCGTAGTTAATACTAAACTGCTCCATAACTTTTGTCACGGCCTCCGGATCACCCTGCCCTGAGATCGTCATCGCAAGAACTAGGACGTAGCTGCTCAGAAATGTCAGACCAAACATCAGAGCAAGGTACCGCTGGGCAATCTTGAAAGGAGCATAGGCATTCATTAGGTCAATTTTTGCTTTTGACTTTGCTGCAATCTCTTCTTCTGTCGAAGTATGCATTGAGTCGATCAGATCCATGCCTTTTTCAATGACATTGCCTGACCCAAGCATTTTACTAATCACACCAATCATAGTTATCTCCAGAATTACTTCATTGTAATCTGATCTGTTTGAATACAAACTGCTTCATAGTTAATTTTTGGCTCTGGAGCTGTAGCCATGAATGCATCACGCATGTCAAAGCATTGCTCCATCGTCACAAAATGACCTCTCGGCATAACATAGTAGCGTTCACTATCTAACAATATAACAAATAGTGCCCATGTGAGCATGTCTATACTCCTTAACCCGTGCAAGTCTGTCATAGATCTCTAAAACTATTGTGGACTTTTTTGAGTCAATTGGAAGTTCTTTTGATTGAGCCTGGCTCGGGGTGACCGGGGAGACAACGTCAGGCTTTCGATGTGCAGGGTGAAAGGGACTAATAAACAAATCGCTCACTCTAGCTCCCCTTGTTTGTAATTAGCCAGTAAAGAAAGTAAGCACAAAGCCCAACAGCAGAAAGAGCGGCAACGGTGACAGCAATACCAAGAGTCCATTCTTTAATGAGCTTTTTCTTACGGGCCTTCGCCGCGGCAATGCGTTTGCGTTCATTTTCTTTAAGTTGCTTCCTATTAGCGATAAATTTTTGATAATCGTCCCAAAGACCCGCACGTCCACTGTAGATGAACATGGTGCGGATCTCTTCTTCACGTTGTCGGATTTTTTCGAGTTCAAAGAAAGCCTGCATGTCGCCCTGCTCGGCCTTCTTTTGTATCTCTTCTTTTGCGTCAGCAAGCTGAGAAAGCGGTTTTCCTAGTTCACCAACAGACTGAATATGCCCTGCAAATTCTTTGATGGCCCCTATCGCTTCATTCGCTACTTTGACTGCTGCGATAGCCTCAAAGATCACGGCGTTATCCTCTGTTTCGTTGACTCACTCGAATACGTTCCATATTGACTGCTGCGCGTTGATTCGCGATATCTTCTTGTGACTCAATTCTAGCAGCATCTGTCGCTGCTTTCTGCATCAATTTTTGCTGTTCAAGTTGAGCATCTATCTCATCCTTTTCAGCCTTGCGCTCTGACTCCATCGCCTTGATCGCAAGTTCTTGCTGCCGAATCGCTACAAGTGGATCTTGTTGGTCGCCCTGCGGTATCAATGCCTGAAGCATTTGCGCGTTAAGCTGTGCTTCCAACTGTGCCACTGCGTCTTCAATATCCTCTGGTGCCATTTGGAATGGTACACCCTGCATTTGTGCTTGCATTTGAGCCTGCTGTACTTGCTCTTGAATCAACTCACGAGCCTTAAACGCGACGTGCTCTTGTAAATGCCCCAGGAACATGCCGTAAGCCTGCGGAGAAGCCTGTACAAGCGGCAACTGCATAAATTGAATGTGATTGCTCATGTGAGCGTCATGATCCTGCTGTGGGAACGCCTGGAGCATCTCACCGGCCAATGCACGAGCATTCTCGATACTTGGGTCTGTTGGTTGAGGTTGAGGTGGCGGCGGCAGAATCTCATCAATGTTCTGCACTTCCAACGCTTGATACATCCGCTTGTAAGCAGCGTGTAAGTTGTGCATCTGCGGGTTGGATTGCGCCAGTTGCAGTTGCGTTTGCGCCAATGTGACACGTTGCGCCATCGAGAAGATGTTTGGATCAGAGACCGGAATAACATCAATACGGTCGTCAAAGTCCGCTTGCTTGATGTTTTGGTCTGCACCTGTTACCTGATAGGGGTAATTTGGTGGTAAATAGTCACGAATCACCGAAGCAATCAGGCGGAACTCCGTCTTCTGCGCATAATGTAGGCGCTTGTGAATCGCCGACATGACCTTCATGCCGCGCTCAAGCATCGCCACAGTCGTGCCGACTGGCATTTCCTGGTTCATGTTGCTGACTTGCTGGTCTGCAATCGATACAAACCGGCGGCCAGACTCAACCAATACGCCTAAGAGTTGTGCGAGGGTTGCTGAGGGTTCTTTAAACGGAAGCGGGATGATGGAATTCCGTATGTCTCCGCCAGGAGCATCAATATCCCGGAACTCGCCAGGGGAAAGCGGCTCATCGTCGTTACGAATTCGGATTCCCCGCGCTTTGAAGCCGGAAGGAAGGTTCGCCAGTGTACCCGCATCGATTAACTGCCTCAAAATTGAAGTGACTGCTTTGCCCAGCCCTCCAATCATGTGGATCAGACCGAACCCGTAAAACCCTAGTCCTGGAAGAAACTTGTAATGAACGAAATACTGTTGCTTGCGCTTCAGTGGATCGCCCTCTGCATAGTTCCTGCGGATCGCCAGGATCTCGCCAGAACCCAGATCAAGCGTCACGATGTACGGTAGCTTGATTCCTGTTGGCTCGCCAGTTTGATCGGTATCTTCAAAACCTTCAATATCTAAATCAGTGTGCACCTCAAGAACTGTGAGCTGCTCATCAATATCGTTGCGTTCTACTCCGTCCAGCTCTCGAACTTTCTGTTTAACCTCGTCCTCATAGCTCTCATAGTCAGCAGAAACATCAACATCTCGGTAGACACCAGCAACCTGTAGCTTACGAATTTGATTCTCGTCCATGCGAAGAACGTGTGTAATGCGCGACGCAGTAGCAAGGTCGCTCGCCGTGTAGGGGACAACCAAGTCTTCTGCAGGCACAAATCGAGATACGGGTCTTTGTTTAGTTTCATCGTAATAGACTTTCTTGAAAGTAGATCCAGACAGTGGCAAATAGAACAGCATCTGATCCGTATCAGGATCAAACTCTTCCATGACCTCTGTAATCATGTAATTCATGTAATTCTTGACGCGAGTTGCTTGGTCCTCGACCTCTGGGGTCTTTGCGCCCATGATGTTTGTGCGAACAGGGCCGCCTGCTGGCAACAATTCTTTGTAGGCTTGCGCCTGGAACTGTGTGACTGATTCTGAAATTATTGGGTGAGTGACTCCTGACGCGCCTTGGAAGGGTTGCGTCCGCTCCTGATACTTGACTCCCAGGAGGTCGAGTCCTTTGGTATAGCCATCTTCCCACTCGGACCGCGAATCTTGGTCTGTTTCAAAATGCTCACGAAGTTCTGACGAAATCTCTCCAAGGATGGAATCATCCAACACCTCCGCAAGGTTTGCGTTGTGGTCGTATTGCTCTGCCTGTACCTCTGCGCCGCCTGCGCCGCCCATCAAAGCCTGAATAATCGCGCCACCTGCGCCATCTTCCATGATTTCCGCGCCACCAGCAAAGTCTTCAACCTGGGGTAGCTCGACTTCCATGCCTGGAACAGCCTCTAAAGCTGAATCCACCATGCCCATCATTCGATCAGGAGGTACTGACATTAGTAATACTCTCTATATCTTGGTATATCTTCCACGTCATCCTCTTCTCCAGCCAGTGCAATGAAGCCACCTTGCCGAAAACGGATCAACGCCATCGTCATACTGTCCACAAAATCGTCGTGATCACCGTTCGGAAACGCTGCACATTCTTCAATAACTTCATCTGCGAACTTTTTATCCGGTGCCCACACCATTCCAGCCTCAAAAAGAGGGGCGACTGTGTGCATCCGAGTCACTTTATCACGACCTTTCGACGGAGTATAATTCATCACAGGTATGCCTGTCCTGCGTAATTCGTCGGTTAACGGCATTCCAGAGGCTTTTGCCTCCACAATCACCATGTCTGGCTCCCAATAGTCGTGTTCTTCCAGGGCAATTTCCTTCAATTCTGGGAAATTCCACCGTCCTCGTCGTGCATCCAGTAAAATAAGATGGTCTGGGCCGCCGTCTTCTGGTTCAAACACACCCCACGTTGTGATTGCTGAGTAGTCAGCCGTCTCTTTCTTCGAGAACGCAGTATCATAGCTCTGCATGACATACTTGACAGGCGGGATTTCTTCATCTTCCCAGGTTTGCCACCACTCCTTTTTGACAATTGCGCCTTCTGAAGCTGTCGGTTGCTGCTGCCATTGCGCGTTCCACTTGGCAACGGGCAGTGCAGCCTTAACCTTGAGCAGGTCGTCTTTGTTCCAAAATTCAGGCCATAATGGGTTATTTGAGGGCATAATTGCAGGAAATTCAACAACTTCCCACTGATCGCTCATAACGTCATTAGCTTGTGCTTTAAGCAATCGACCGGTGAGATCCTTCGTACCCCACCGTGTCATCACTAGAATAATCGCGCCACCCGGTTGTAGACGTTGACGAGGGCCTGACGTATACCATTCATAAGCGTGATCAAACGCTGTTTCACTAAGGGCATCTTGTTCCGAATGAGGGTCGTCGATGATAAACAGGTCCGCGCCGCGGCCAGTGACTGCTGCACCCACACCAGCGGCGAAATATTCGCCACCCGCTGCCGTACCCCAGCGACCCGCTGCTTTATCATCTGATTTGAGAAGTGTTTCTGGAAAAATTTCATGATATTGCTCCGATCCCATTAAATCACGCACTTTTCGGCCAAATCTGACCGCTAATTCGGTGTTATGCGTCGCCTGAATGATCTTTAACTTCGGATTTCGGCCCAAAAACCACGCTGGCATGAGGTAAGACGCGAATTCTGACTTAGAATGACGCGGCGGCATGTTCACAATCAGCCGTTTTATCTCTCCTCGGGCGATTTGTTCAAGCTTTTCGGCGATAATTCGGTGATGTCGTCCTTCGATGAACCCGTCATAGACGTGGTGGACGAAGGGCATGAACTGATCTTGGGCCTTTTCACGGGTTTC